GCGGAGTTGATATCACTAGCTGGGTCAATTCTAGTTATATATTCGATCTTATTTCTGATGAGATAAGTAATGCAGACTACCACCACAGTGATCATGGAGATGACGTATGACTATTGTACAATTTGATACAGCGTTACCTGAGTATGCAGCACCGGGAGAACGTCCTGTGCTACAGATGTTAATTGACCTGTGCCTACGTGATGATGGCAGAGTGTCAGTGTGGGACGGCGAGGAGTTCTCTGTGCAGGGGTGTAACAACAAGGACAACATCCTGAAGAACTTAGCGCAGACTGACATGGATCAGCTTGAAGCGTTTGATAAGGAAGGTAACTACCTTGGTTTCTTCCTGTTGATATACAACAACGGATCAGAGGGTGAGCCTATGATTGTGATCTCTGACTACAGCAGCAACGAGTGGTGCGACAGGGTGTACCACAGACTTAGTGAAGTGTTCGGAGGGTATGAGATATGAGTTACTACATCAAACCAGTTGATGAGTTGAAGCCGGGACGCCTTGCTGTGTACCGTGTGGTCAAGAGGTTACGTGACTTCAAAGCAGAGAACGGTGTTGAATACATGGTGTTCCCTAGTAAGAAGGCAATGAAGACAGCGTTCTTTATTGACCTGTACTGTGGTAAGAATGGTAAGCTAGTCAAGCTTAAAGACAGATCGATGATGAGGTTCTAGCGTGAGAGATGGTATGACTTACAGGGAGATAGGCGAAGTTCTCGGTATATCAGGTGAGAGAGTTCGCATGATAGAGGCAACGGCGTTGAGAAAACTGCGTCGTTCAGGTAGGTTGAGGGACTTCCTTTGCCTACTTGAAGCACCTGTCGAGATAAATTACGGTGAAAAACATAGGAGAATTAAACGTGAAAGGTGATAACAAAAGACAACTAAAAGTCGTAGAGGATTTTGACTTCAACGACTTAGGCCATTTGTTTAAGTTTACAGAGTATCTTTCTGGTGCTAAGTTTAGGGTTAAAAAGTATGACGACGGCACTGTTAAAGTTCTATACACCGACGGTGATAGTGGAGCAATGGAGTTTGGTTTCTCAGAGATATACGAGGAGCATGGCTATCAAATGGAATTGATTGAGTGTAGGTGGTGTGACATAACACCAGAGTATATGAGAAAAATTAACAGAGTCTTTACTAGACCTGACGACTACTACGATGGTGAGGTGATTGTGTTTGAAGAGCCGTGTATTACCGTAGCGTGGGACAGTGATGAGCGTAACGAGCGTATAATTAATGCGAAAAAAGACCGAGAAAATAACGTGGACTGTGTAGTTTAGTGTGGTAAACTAAACTATATAGATAACTAAGTATTAATATTATTACTAATACTATTACTAATACATAGGAACTATATAGTATGACTAACGATCAGATGATTGAAGAGCTAGTCGAGTTTGAGTTTCAGAACATCACGCTGGTTGAGGTGGTACAGATATACATCAAGTTACAGCGTGAGTTTCTGAAGAGTCGGCTTACCGAGGAAGAAGTCAAGGCTAAATACCATGAACTGTTTGGAGATGAGGAGGTAGTACACTGATGTCGTTTGTTAAACTGCACCAGCAGTGTGATGACTGTGGTTCTAGTGATGCACTGTCATATAACGAGGATGGATCTAGCTACTGTTTTGCATGTGCTAAGTTTACCCCCTCACCAGAAGCTACAGGAGGCTCTGTGAGCAACATTAAGGAACGAGTAGTACCAGCGGCAGGGTTCGATAGATCGTCCTTTACAGAGCCATACAGAGGCTATCAGGATAGGGGTCTAACAGCCACCACCATGGCGGCGTACTCTGCACAGCAGAAGGCAGGTAACATTCTGTTTGGTTATCATGATCCTGTTGGTGAGCTAGTGGCGGTGAAGACTAGGTATCCAGACAAGCAGTTCAAGATCAGTGGGGATTGGAAGAAGGCTGGGTTGTACGGTCAGCATCTATTCCCCAGTGGTGGTCAATACATAACCGTAGTGGAGGGAGAGTTCGATGCACTGGCATCCTATCAAATGTTTGGTGGCAAGTATCCTGTTGTTTCTATTCGTAATGGTGCCCAAGGTGCTGCTGCTGATTGTCGCAGGGCATATGACTTTCTCGACCAGTACGATCATATTATCTTTTGCTTTGACAACGACGATCATGGGCGCTCTGCTGCTTTAGAATGTGCTGACATCTTTGGTGGTAAGTCTAGGATCTATCATCACGGTGAGCACAAGGATGCGTGTGACTACCTGTTGAACGGTGACAAGGATGAGTTCATCAAGAGGTGGTGGGCGGCTAAGACATACACACCAGACGGTATGGTGATGCTGGGTTCTCTGCGCGAGGCGTTGAAGAAGCCATTGGAGGAGGCAGAGGTACGCTACCCATACAAGGGATTGGATGACATGACGTTTGGTGTGCGTCCTACTGAGCTAGTCACCATCTGTGCTGGCTCTGGTCTGGGTAAGTCTACGTTCATGCGTGAGCTAGTGTTCTCCATACTAGGACAGACCAACGACAGGGTAGGACTAGCCTTCCTTGAGGAGACACCAGACAGGACAGCGCGTGGTCTGGTAGGACTACAGATCAACAAGCCTATACACCTGCCGGGATGTGACTACTCACCCTCTGAGGTAGACCAAGTGTTTGACAGCATGGATCTTGATGATCGTGTTGTGTTGTGGGATACGTTTGGTTCCAACAAGATAGAGAACGTGTTGGCTAGGTTCCGTTACCAGATCAAGGTACTGGGTGTGAAGTACATTGTGCTGGATCACATCAGTATCTTGGTATCAGATCAGGAGAATGGTGATGAGCGTAAAGCTATCGATGAGATCATGACCAAGCTACGTATGTTCTGTCAGGAGATGCGTGTGTGTATGTTCATCGTGTCACACCTGCGTAGACCTGAAGGTAAGGGACATGAAGACGGTGCATACACCAGCCTTGGTCAGCTACGTGGGTCAGCAGCCATTGCACAACTTAGTGACATCGTGTTAGGATTAGAACGTAACGCACAAGCAGAGGATCCTATGGTACGTAACACAACCAACGTGCGTGTATTGAAGAACAGGTTCAGCGGTATGACAGGGCCAGCCACTGCGCTGATGTACAACAAGGATACGGGGAGGCTCACTGAGGTATTTGAATGAGATGCGTTGCTTGTGATAAGATAATGACAGACTACGAACTAACCAAAAAGTTTAGTAGTAGTGGTGAGTTCGTGGATATGTGTAATGAGTGTAGTCGTTACCTTGCTGATGATGACTTGATAACAGTAGGTAACATGGACTATGCTACCCTTAGCGATCTAGAGGAGATACGAGATGTCGAACATGGGACGTTGGATTATGACACAGGAACAGAACAAGGAGATGAGGACGAATGGTTATGAACTTTCAGAAAGACAACAACTTGATCTCTCCTACTACGAATACTGTGTTCTTAGACATAGAGGCAGACGGCCTGAACCCTACGAAAGTACACTGCGTGGTTACAAAGAGATCGAACGAAGCTCACTTGACCCACTTATCTAGACGGAGTTTGATGGATGAACTGGCAAAAGGTGGACAGGTGTGTGGTCATAATCTTATTGGCTACGATCTGCCTGTGCTGTACAGGCTATGGGGTATACGCATACCTCAACACATAGTTGTGGACACACTGGTTCTTTCACGCCTCTTTCATCCCGACTTGGATGGTGGTCACAGCCTCGCTGCTTGGGGAACTAGGCTTGGCTTCCCTAAAGGAGAGCACACTGATTGGGAAGAACTGTCTGAAGAAATGGTTGAGTACTGCAAGAGAGATGTGGATGTCACTCACAAACTACACGATGCACTGATGGCACAGATGCAGATGTTTGGATTCAGTAAGCACTGTGTTGACCTTGAGCACAGCGTTGCGTTCATCTGTAAGGATCAGGAAGACAACGGCTTTGAGTTTGATAGAGATGGTGCAGTAGAACTATACGAAGAACTTACTACCCGTATGCACAGGATAGAGAAAGATTTACAGAATGTGTTCCCACCTATAGTAGAGGAGAGGATCAGTGATAAAACACAGAAGAGACTCAAGGACAAAGTTACGGTATTCAATGTCGGTAGTAGACAACAGATTGCAGAGCGGCTTACTAGCAAGGGTGCTGTGTGGAAGGAACTCACTCCCGCAGGAAAACCAAAGGTCGATGAGGCTACACTTAAAAAGCAGGCTCACATTCCCGAAGCAAAGATCATACTACGTTATCTTCTCTGCCAGAAACGAGCCTCTCAAGTTGACTCGTGGATTAAAGCAGTTGGCGAAGACAAGAGA